CGAGATTGACGTTATCGCCCCACTTTTATCCAGAGCAGCGACTTGGAAGTTGGTGCTGTACCCATCTGGAGACACAAAGCCAAACGACCCATCGAAACTCAGGATCGACCCCGGCACAGCATCCATTTGGTTACGTATGGTTGTAAGCCTCTCAAATGAGGGCCGTCGCCCTAAAGCCTTGAACTTGTCCCAGATGCGCATGTGAGTACCATGCACGACCACACGCGCGCCGTAGAGGCGGGCCACCCGTACAAGAAACTCCCAGTCAGACTCCGCCTTTTGTACGATTCTTGGATAGGTGTAAGATGAAATCTGTACGTCAAGGCTGAACCCATAGTCCAGCGCCAACCGTTGCGCTATCAGGCTGAGCGAGGTGTTCTCCCACACGCGGCTCTTGTCGCCCTTCATCAGCATGGATGCTCCGAGGCACACGATGTTGGCCACCTGAAATGGGCTGTTGTTGACAAGACCATCGCGGGTGGTCGACGTAGTCTCCACGTACGAGACATACCCACAGAACTCCTGAGACCTGCCCGTACCTGACGAGATGTATACGCGCACGGGAGCGTCGATATAGTCGGTCACGGCCTTCGGGTGGATACCCCGCATCGTGATCGAACACATATCGTGCATGTTCTCGTCTAGAGACATGGTGAACCCAACAATCGAAGTGTAGTCAACCTCTACATCGTTTAGGGTTATAACTACGTCTGGAGAAAGAGGGTTGTTTGACTTTGCAATCATCGCGGTATTCGCAGCACTGTCCCCACAGGGATGTACCCCGGAAAGTACACCTGAGGATTTATCTGGGCTATTTCCCAGTAGCGGGTTCCGTTGTTGTAGAGGCGAGCCGCTAACCGCTCAAAGGTGTCGCCCTCACGAGAAATGTATTGGTAGTAGTTTACTGAGCCCTGCGTCTTAGGAGTAGCGAGTTGCCCACCGTTAGTTAGTTCATACCTTGAGGATGAGGTGTAAGTAGCCAAGAGATACCGTCCTAACTCAGATTGTTCTGTCCGGGGGTAGCACGGTTTCCTGTGGTTCCCCAGTTGATTTTAAACTTAGAGTACGACTTGTCCTCGGCTGCTAAAACTTTCCAAACATCCTGATTACCAGTCCTCGTAATTGCGTTTCCATTACTATTTGTAGTGACAGTTATTTCAACAGAGAATTTAGTTGCATAGTACTTACCGGTAGTTGCGTTTGTATAAACGGTGTTTGAAGTTGTACTGTGTCTGAGTCGGTTAGCGGACCCGTTGCTCAACGACGTATAACCTGTAAGAACTTTAGCCCAACCATTTTGTGAAAATCCGTTTGCTGAAGTGTCGGAACCCGCATAATTACCTACTATTAGATTGTTATATCCACTACCTTTTGCCGTTCTTATTTTGTTGGCTTCTGCCTGTGTTGTAGGCCCCCATACGGTAAACCACCACTTGTAAGAGAAGGTATGATCCTCTGCGAAGTCCTCCGGCCGTACATTACGATCCTTTGGAATGTACCCTAGGTGCATATTTCTTTCCCAACTATCACCCTTTTTACCTCCGTTTTCAAATGCCCACTGATATATGGGGGAGTACCCGCCCACATTCAATCCGGAGCCGTTAGCAGAGTTTTCTATGGTTGAGCCAGTGTCGTTGTTGCGAAGTGCGTACCCAAAGGAGTCCAAGATGTCGTCTGCCGCCTTCGTTAGTTCCTCTCCAGCGGCAGCATCCTGAGCGGCCTGTTCCTTGAGTTGCGCAGCCTGTTGAGCAAGTTGCTCAGTTAGGAAGGTCTTCTCTCGGGCGAAACCGATGTACATAGCGTTCATCGTAAGGCCCACCCGTATTTGCAGTGGAACCATTGTCGTACTGAACTTGAGAAAGTCGACGGCGGTGCCAGTTATAAATCCGTCCACCATGAACATTGAAGAGAAAATAACTCGCACGGGGTTTGGAATCAAGAAGGCGGAGTTACCGATGTTGGTAGGGTTTATGTAGGCGTCTACCTTACTGTCTATGTTGCCTGCGTTTATTGCGTTGGGATCAGTGGTGTCTACACCACCGTCCTTGTTGATCTGGGTTACCCCAGCCTGCCTCAGACGCGCCGCTTGAAACTTGAGTGTCTCCTGTGAGAAACCTTGCCCAATGATTGAGTACAGAACTTGGAGGTCTGCCATGGCCCCGATGTCCCGCACGTCGGACTTGTACTTAAGGTTGTCACGGTCCGCCGCGGTGTATTGATCTCCTGCTACAGAGCCGTTATCCCTGAGGTAGGCAGCCAACCCTCCAGTATCTGTGAAGTAGTTACCTGCTGCAACTTCTCGTGATCTATCAAATAAAAGATCAAAGTTGAAGTTAGTCATAGCGCCAAATGGCTGCGTGAACTGAATTGGGTCTTGCATGATAGGCAGGTATACGTCTTCACGCATTGAAACAATTTGAGTGATCTGCTGGGGGTTGAACTGGAAGGAGCATTTGAGGGGTTGAAATGCCCCACCAGTCACACCCGGTTGCTGCAATCCACGGATGTAACCACGTTGGATTTTGTAGTCGTTTGGATTTGGAGTCCCCTTTAGTTGCTCCTCAGCAGCCAAGAACCTGATGTTCTTAGGTGGGTAGTTGAAGTGAGCGTTCGACGCGGTGTCGGCTCCCATGTAGGGGCCTGAACGTCCATCGTCGTCCTTTAGGTTATAAAAACTGTCGTTACGATAACCCATTAGTTACCCCTCAGCGCCGTTACTTCGATTTCGTGCTGTACCATACGGGCCAACTCCTTAGCGAGTTTCTTTAGATCAAGACTTTGATTACCAGTACCATTCATTGTGATACTTGGGCTTATGTTGAATGTATGTCCACCCTTGACAGTCATGTTGCTGGACCCCTGTACAGCGGGCGCTGCGGGTGACGGTTCACGTGAAGGGCCATCGAATGCTTCACCGAGTCCTGCCTTCTTCACAATGGCGGTTGCTCCCGGTATGTCAAGGTTCCCGTCAGACGAGCCGGGACCACTACCCGGGTAGTCACCCCACGCATAGAACCCGTTGTGTTTATCCTTTGCAAACACATCAAAGAGTTGCTTAGCCATCCTGACGTTGGTGTTAGCGTCCATCAGGTCTTCTGGGCGACCTATACCTCTTTGTTTGTAGAAGTTCCAAAGATTACCCAAGGTGTTCAACTGGAACAAACCCCATGAGTTATCGCCTGTGGAAGCGTCGGGGTTGTGTGCTGTGGGAACCCACCCCGACTCTCGCTTGGATATTGCAAGCATTTTGATGAGTTCGCTACCGTGGAACCCAACGCCAGCGAGCATGCGGGCAACGTCCTCGCCCGCCAGTGCCCCAGCAGCGGGAGCACTACCAGTAGCGCCATCTATAGGCGTTGCTGTATTACCGGTACCCGTTCCGTCGCTGCCGCTGCCTGAGAGTCCGCCACCACCTAGCATGCCCATGTCGCTCGCCACACGCTCGCTGATTGAGGCGTAGCCCCCTAATACAGGGGTGGCTCCGATGGACTTGGGGTCAGCAGGGTCAGATGAGGTTGTCGAACCAGTTGCTTCTAGAGGTGAGGTTCCAACAGGTTCGGCAGATGCTGAACTGTCAAGACCGTCGCTACCCCAAGGAGCACCCTTATCTAGGTAAGAGTTAGCCGAATCGTCTGCAAACTCCACGGGTTGGAAGTGTGGTGGGTCAACATCCCCCGCACCAGACAGCCCGAACTTAGAAGCATTAGAATACGCCCAGTTTTTGGCTGACGCGTCAAGGAAGTAAAGGTCGGCTGCTAGGCCAATACCGTGCATGGAGTTACCCGGAGTGGCGGTGGGGAGGTCCCCCGGGTTCTTGAGTTCCCACCAGAATCCTTGGTACTTACGGTCTTTCCTGTTCTTCCTCTCGGTGGTATCCGGACGGTTGGTCTTCTGGTACCGCCTGTAGAACAGGTCGTTTTGTTCCTTAGGATTTCGGATACCTTGGCCGAAACCCACGCGTGGGTTAGCACGCATAAGGTTGAGGACGCGCTCACGCATCTGGGCCTTCATACCCATGAAGTCTGGGCGAGTCTTTATAGACTCAATGCTAACCATCTTCGGCTTGTTGTTGCCACCATACGTGGGCACCATAATGTTGGAGTCGTTGGTAGAACTGCCCTTTGCCGCAGTAGAAGGAGCGGAGGATGTCTTACCTGTGGATGGTCCATCGTGGGGTTCACCGATAAGCCCTCCAATGATTGTTCCACCAATAGAGCCAAGGGCCGCTCCAGCAGCGGTGCCAAGACCGGGGATGGGGATTAAACTTCCTAAAATACCCCCAGCCACCGCACCAATTGATGAGGATATGCGGTGGCTGGTCCTCTGACCTATGAGACCAGACAGTTTGTCTTCCAAGGCTGCGAATACCTTGGTTAGTTTCTGTGTCTGCTTCTCTAGGTCAGCGTAGTTGTCAGCCTGACGGCTGTACATTTGTTCTTCTCGCGCGGCGCGAACTCGGTCGGTTTCCTCGGCTTGGGTGGCGAAGTTATCTTCGACACCCATCAACTTGCGGGATTCCTCGCTGGAGGCGTCGTACATACCTTTGCCCCCCTTCTTCTTGTATTGAATGTTCTGCTTCGCGTACTGAAGGATTTGATCCTGCATATCAGGAGCCACACCCATCATTGTCAATTTGGAGCGAGTAAGAGAGCCTGATGCAAACGCGCTATCTACAAGTTTCTCGTTTGTTAGACCAGCGGACTTGACGATATTCTGCATGACGGACTGCATAGAGTTCTGCCTACCGCCCACTCCAATAAGGCCGCCTCCACCCATGAGGAACATACGGTTAGCAACAGGGGCACTCGCTAGGTTCTGAAGCATGTTGGCGGCGTCACCAGTTGATAGTGAGAAACCACTGTAGGTGCGCATTGCTTCAACGCTGGAAGCCTGTTGCGCGGCATTGATACCCGTTCGGGCTTGTAGACCTAGAAGGTCGTTGATACCACCCATACCGAGGCGGTACTTGGTAAGGGGTTGACGGTACTGGTCTTGTACCTGCACTTGGTTCTTACCAGTCATCTGCTGGTAGAGGACAGACATGCGGTCAGCGGATAGCGCGTAGTCGCGGTTCCTATCCACACGAGCGTCAATGACAGCCATCGCCTGCTGGACGGCGGCCGCCGCAACAGTCGCTCCCGCTGTTACGCCAGCGCTGGTTATCGCACCACCGCCTCCACCACCGCCACCGAACTTGGACATCAAGTTCTTGATCATCCCCCCACCGCCACCGCCCCCACCGGGACCCGCGGGAGGTGACGAGTTTTTGAAGGTGGCAACTGGGGTACTGCCGATGTTGGAGCCAGCACCGCCTGCGGATGGGCCTTGTACCGAACCTACAGCGGCAGCCGCTTTCTTGGCCTCGGCCTCAACCGCTTGAAGTTCCTTGTGGAGTTTCTTCAGTTCCCCTGTGACAGACGCGAACGCACCGCCAAGGTCTTTAACGCCCTTAACGTCTATGTTGAGACTCTGTGAGAGTTTGATCGCTTTGTTTAGTTTGGTCGCTTGTTGACCTGCCAAAGCGTCTTCATCTTGGGGAGGGGCCATCATCAGTCCTTAGGTTTTGCGCCACCTAGCCATTTTAAACCAGTAGCGCCTCTGGCGAACAGTCATAGACTGAAGATCAGAAAGATTAAACCCATGGTAGACGGAGGCGATCAGTTCGTATTCCCAGTACGTGTATTTTACATCAGCCAAATAGAAGGGACATCCAATTGAGATTAATGGGCATATCTTCCCCACAATGCGCACATTGGACGTTCACCCCCTCCATCTTCGGACCCGCCTTGACTTCAAGGAGAGCCTTGATGAGTTTCCCGCGGTCAGCGAGAGAAAGGTTCTTAGCCCACTCTTCTGGAGTGGCTCCTGCCCTGTCTGCATCGGAGAGCAGAGCACAGCGTGAGAGCATGATGGTGTTCTGGGTCGCCGTTGATGACGAGTGCTTACCCACATAAGAACTATCAGCCCCGGTTGGCATACGGAGGCGGATGAGGTTGCCCTTACGAAGGGTCACTTCCACGGGAGCATGGAGGTCGTGTTCTGGAACCTGTAGAGGAAAGTCTTCGTCTAGATCGACAACTACGTCATTCTTCTCGTTGCAGGAGCCGCAGCGCGCGATGTACTCGCGCTCCCTACCGTACGTGCACTTCACAATGCCAAGGAACAGTAGGTCACGGTCACCGATGGTGAGGTTCTCAACAACTTCCTTACTGTTAGCCGGTGTAAGTAAGTTGTTACCTATCCGAACGACCGCCCTACTGAGCAGGGCTGTCATATAGTCGGCGTAAGTGACAGTGGCTTTTGTTTCAAGGCTCGCCAAGTACTCCTCATCAGCGCCCGTGAGTTCACGGACCTCTGCCTCGGTGTGCCATTCATTCGACACAGGGTCGTACACACCCCGTTGGAGTGTGACGATAGAGGGAAGTGGCAACCCTATTTCTGGTGCGTCTTCTTTAAGAAGGTTTTCAACGGAACCTTGTGTTGTACTCATGTTGCTCCTTATGGGGTATTATCAGCCAGTTACGTTTGCGAGGCTTCCAACATCTTGTTCGTTCCACGCTACCACAAACCCTTCGTGGTGGAGAACTAGTTGCTGGATCATGATACCGCTATCACCAGCGTTGAGGTCGCTTACAGAATATGAGCCGGGGAAGCAGTCGAACAGTTTGAAACCCCAGCGGGCTGAGCCAAGGTTTTCCTTGGGGCCTGAAGGGGAACCGGGGGTAGCGTAGGAGCCAGACGAGATGGGGTGGTCATACACCTTGACCAGAACGTCACAACGGTAGTCGTTGTTGGTCGCGGTGCTGAGACCCGACGCTTGGTTCCACGCATGGAGGAACTGCTGCCACTTGTAGAGTTGGTCTTGCTTCTCAAACACGCCGCGGCTGAGGGTCACTGGGGCGAAGTCTGACTGCCCAAGGAACTTGTGTGGGTGCGTGTTCATGCCACCTTCGCGGTAGCCCACCATCTCGTTGTTGACGGTGAGACCGGAAACGACAGCGAACCCGAGGTTACCCAAACCCTCAGTTGCCTTACCGAGGCCGTCACCACCTGTCGTGATGATGGAAACTCGGAACTTAAAGTTACGGATCGGGTCTGTTTTTGCTGAACGGGCCATGTGATTAGTTCTCCTTTATCAGAGGGTTGACGCTGCGTTTGAGCCGCCAGTCCATTGGCTGACGGAGATGACGATGTACTCGGCTGGGTACTGGAGGGCTACGCCAACCTCTAGACGGACCTCACCTTGGGCAATGGTCTCGTCAGTGTTGTTGGTTTCGTCACAGATTACGTAGAACGCTTCGGCAGCGTTGCGCCCCTTGAGGCCACCCGCCCGCCAGAACTGGTTCAAGAAACTGGAAGAGCGGATTGACACCGAGGCCCATAGACGGTCGTCGTTAGGCTCAAACACGGCGTATGACGTAAGGTCCTTGAGGCCCTGCTTGACGTAGTTGATCGACCGACGGATCGGGATGTACTTACCGGGGGAGGTCTTATCAAGGGTGCGAGCACCGTTGATAACAATGCCACCACCGGGGATTGCCTTGAACACGTTCACACCGTAGGTGTCATACAAGGTGCCTGCCTGTGCGGCGGTTGGCTTGGTGCCGTACAGACCGAAGGCGTTGCGAACGTCGGTGGTGAAACCTGCTGGGGCCTTCGCTACGGTGCGGGCCACCTCAGTACGAACGAACGCACCCATGACAGCGCCACCGGGGTAGGTGTCACGGATTGCGGCAGGACCGCTCTTGGCAGGGTCGGCCATCTTCAGCATCGGGTAGTACACCGCTGCGTAGGATGAGGACGTGTAGAGGTTGGCCACGGTTGAGCCGTAGTCGCTTGGTGCGGCGGTGGTGGGGTCGATTACCACGAAGGAGTTGCCACGTGACTCAGCCTTACCGATAAGCATGTTGACAGTAGCGGTGTCAGTCACGCCGGGGGCGTTGATGAGGAGAACACCTTCTACTGCGTCCAACTTGTCAGCAGCGGCTTGGTAGTCAGCGGCAGCACCGCCGCTGGCACCACCTGCGAGTGGTACAGCAGCAGTCGTATAGGGGACCCACGTTGAGGCGGCGGTCTTGGCACCCGATGGAACGGTAACGGTGAGGAACTTGCTGAAGTTATTCAGCACCGCCTCTAGGTACCGGTTGTTGTTGGGGTCAGTTGACACCTCGTTCCAACGCTCAACCTCAACGCCGTTGAGGAGGATTGAGAGGTTGAATGTTGGGATTTGAGTCGCTGTTGCAGCGGTGCCACCAGCGGTGGTCCGCAGTGAAAGGGTGTTGCCCCAAGTTCCACGGCTGTTGGCGGTGCCGGTGAAGAGGCTGCCCGAGGCTGCGCCCGAGCCGTTGGGGTAGTAGGGCATAACAACCGAGGCAGCAGTCGCTGAGGCGTTGGTAGCGCGAACGATGTAAGCATCGCGGCCACCGTTTGCGAAGTAGTGGTACACGCTGTAGGGCAGTTCGTAACCGGTCTCAGCGTCGTCGTAGTAGTTCTTGAATGCTGACCACGAGTTGATGAGGGTGGGGGTTTCTGGGCCACGAGGGGCGGTGCCGATGAAGGCTGCGACTGACTGCGTGGTGTTTGAGCGGGTTACGTTCTGAACCAGTGGTGATTCTGATACGTATACACCGGGTACTGAATAGGTAGCCATTAAAAGACCTCCGAAATTGTCGGGTAGGGATTAAACGGGGACGGGTCGTGCGGAACTTGTAGGTCTTTTGAAACGTGTGTTGATCTTTGAACCGCTTCCAATTCCGACTGTGGAATCTCGGCGGTCATTTGTATTGTGAAGACTTTTCTAAAGATACGCTTTCGGTATCCAGTTTCGATATCAAGAAGATCGGAGTTCGTCCACCCTAGAAGATCGAAGCGACGGGCGGTCCCATCAGCATCTACTAGGATCGAACCCCGCCTAAAGGGTACTACATATCGTATCATTTTCGACACTAGTTGCCTGTCATGAATGGCGCTACGACAGTATGTAGACACTTGGTACGTAAGATAAATGGGGATAAACGAGTCAGACCGGAGGTACCCCGGGCCGACTACAGTCGCCGCTAATCCAGCCTCGTCCATTTCAGACGGCCAGTAAGCCAAGGACTCCGAGGGCGGGAGTGTGTCGTGCTGGTCGTAGTAGTAGTACGACTCGGACAGTTGCAGTTCGCGTGCGTGCGAGAGACCAACCTGTTCTATGGTTATGAATGGGTAATCCTTCTCGGTCTCCGCTTCGGGATAACGGAAGAAGACCTTTACGGGGCGCTGGGCCTTACGGTCGTCTGTGACGGTAAGACCTGAGAACCGCTGCTTCACAGCAGCGTCCTCTGCGAAGAAGAGTCCTACGGCGGTCATGAGTGCTTCGCCATCTTGGCCGCTATCTTGGCGGGCAGTTGCTGGGAAGCCTCAACGGCAGCGTTGCGGAGAACAGCAGAGGGGGAATGGGACCCATCCCCGTACTCAAGGGACGTAGCCGCGGGAGACGCAGAGAAGGTGACCTCAAAGGTGGAGGGGTCAAACTCAATGTTGATTGAGTTGGCCAGTTCTCCCCAAGTCGACCGGGCGTGGTCACGAACCGTCTTCTCGTACTCAGCCAGCGCCTCGTTGATGGCTTGAGTCAGCATCGCCACATAGTTGTTGTCGTAAAAGTCGAACAAGTGTGAGAATGCGGGGACGCCCGAGATGATAGAACCAGAGGTTTTGGAAGTATTGGAAAAAGCCTTCATGGCTAACTCCGGTTCTAGGCGTTGTCTATCTCAAACGCGCGTCTGAGACATCTCTATATTACCCTAATACCGGAAGGTTTGCGGGCCACGGAGGGTCTGAAATACCCAGCGGAGCAGGGCCGGGGTCGTTGACAAGTTCTTGATCAACAGCCACTTCAAGACCTTGGATGAGAATGAACACGTCATCCCGCAAGCGGCCACGGACTCGGTAGTCGAATACGGTGTAGTACCTGCCGTCGTACAAGTACATGTCATTCAGGTGGTGGGAGTACTCGTGGGGGTTCGACACCCCAGCGTCGCGCATGTCCTTGAGGGATATGAACAGGTTCATGGTCTGGACTACTTGGCGGGCCTCGGGGATGGCGCGCTTCTGGTCTTCGTTCTCAGCGACCAGTAGGGTGGGGACGATAACACCGGGACGGTACGACTTGCCAGAAACGTCAGGACGACCTTCGTCGTAGATGTCGTCATAGACACTTGAGATGCTGGGTTCCGTACCAAGGGCAATGAACTCGTACCACACCACAGACTCACCGGCAGTGTGGTGGTGCACCCTGAAGTGCTTGTTTATGAGGTCAAGTTCACGACGTATGTCCATGGCTGCCTCAGTAGTAAGTGCTGGTGCTGGTGGTACCGGCGCTGGGTGGGAGTGTGTCTACGAATACATCAGTACGTAGTGAGTCTT